ATGCCCCTTGAAAATAGGGGTTCTAAGAAAAAAGGCCAGCTCGCCGAGCTGGCCTTTTTCATGGTTCCGGTAAAATTGCCGGTAAAATTAGCGGCGTTTTGGTGGTTCCACGACAGCTACCTCATGGTCGTACAGCTGCCTCATGGCCTCAGTAACGTGGCCACCTGATGCCTTGTCGTCGCTATCGGTGATGCCGCGATGTTTCAGCCCGTGCATCGCGAAGCGTTGACCCTCCGAGATCACCCCCGCCGTGATCGCCCGCTTGATCATTCGCTGCCATGCGCTGTCCAGAGCTGACTTGGACAATGGTGTACCGGTTTCAGTTACCAACAGCCGCCGGTCTTTGGCATGCAACGGCGTAGGTCTGCCATGTTCCTGCATGCGCTCCCTGCGGTAGTCCTGCAGCCATTGCACCGCCTGGCGCAGCTCGTCGGTCCACGTCGTCACGTTGTCGCGGGAGCCCTTCCGCCGATTGCTATGTATGCCATTGGGCAGGATCTGCGCGTCGGTCAGGGTGTTCACTTCGATCCCGCGAAGCCGCACGTTGTACGCGAGCACCATGGCGGCGGGCAGATACGGCGGGCAGCTGCCGGCGGTGTGCGCATCCTTCGTCGCGCATTGCCTGGTGAAGGCCAGAACAGCCGCGAAGGCATCGTGGTCAGGCATGCGATGCTCGCCGCGTTCCTTCACTTTCCGGATGCCAATCACGGGGTTCGCAGCGCAGACGCCGTGGCGCATGCCCCAAGCGAACAACCGGCGCAGGAACTGCGCCAGTCGATTGGCCTTGGACGGCGCAGGCTTCAGTTCTTCCTGCTTGCCCTGTGCAGGCCTACCCAGGGCGATAGCTTCCACGATGCGTTGAACTGCCGGCACTGATAGCTGAGCGGTGGCCACACTCCCCAGCTTGCGCCCATCCTTAAGCACGTAGTCGCACGCGGTATCCGCGAGCCAGTCATAACCGGTCCGCGTTTTTGTGGCCAACTCGCGGTACTCGCTCGATGCCTTGAAGGCACTTACCAGGTGCTGCAGCGTTCCGGCTTGCGCTGTCGTGGACCTGCTCTCCATCGCGGCGTGTAGGTCGGATAGGCGGGCTCGACGGTTGGCAACGGTGTGCTTCTTCTGGCCTATCCCCTCGGGATGGGGTTCAAGCACGTACCACCGGCCGTCGCCCCAGTAGATTCCCCTCGGCAATGCTCCCTGGTCGATGTGACCAGGGATATCCGGGTTGTACTTCCTCTTTCTACCGCGTCCCATCAGATCAATCCCACCAGTCCTTGTTTGTCGGGAACGGCCTCCCTGCTGCAGTGCAGGCCGAGAGCCGAATTGAGCGCATCGAGCGTAGTGCAGATCCCGCCCTTGCCGTCCTGCAGGAACCGAACTCGGTTACGTTCTGCCCAGGTGATGACCGTGGTCACCCTGGGCGGTGGCCCGTTGGGCGCAACAATACGCTGCAAATCAGCGAAGGTCAGGATCCCGCTGAGGCCGGATCCAGCCATTGCCGCCGCAACGCCCATTGTTCCCGCATGTCCTGTCGAAGCTGGCTGGCGGCTTCTGGACCGCGCACTTCGGCAATCCGGGCCATCAATGTGTCCACCGACCGACGGTCCGTGTGCCCCTTCCGAAGCCACGACCGGGCTTCGCAGATCCGCCGGTATTCCTCGCTGTACGTTTCCATCAGCCACGATGCCCCCCAGTGAGCCGCAGGCCGAGCTGCAGCACGTTCGACGGGGTAAGGGCAGGGCGACGGGGGCGGATGCCCTGCATGCGCCGCCAATCACGCTCAGCGGCTGTGCGGTCGTCATAGCGGGCGGTCTGGCTGCAGGTGCATTCGACAAAGATGCCGCCGCTGGAGGACCGGCAGCGCCGGTCCTCCATCAGCCTGGCCACATGACCGTTCTTGCACTTCATCGCCTCGGGCAGGCGTTCGAGCTGGCACTGGGTCATTGGCCCTCTCCTTGCCCTGTCTCAGCAAGAAGGATCCACTTTGCATCGCAGTCGAAGCACTCGCAATCGCGTACAAGCGGGCCAAGGTGGTGCAGATTCTCAACCGTACTGCCGTTCTCGATGGTTAGAAAGCTAAGCTTCGCATTGCGAATGTCTATGCAGTGGACCTTGCCCTTCTCGCCGCAGGCAGGGCATGACAATGCGGGTGCGCGATATGAGAACTCAGGCATGGAACGCCCCCCGCTCGATGTCGAAGCCGAAGCGCAGCTGGGAAACGCTGCAGGCGAACTGCAGCAGCTCGGCGGCGATCTTGACCTGCAGGTCATTCAGCGGGCTGCGGCCGGCGGCGGCATTCGCACTGGCCTTTTTCATCATAGCCACGCCATGCTTGAGCCCGTCCAGGGTTTCGGATCCACACTCACGGATCCAGCGATCGCGCACCGCCCGGGCTTCACTGGCCTTGATGCCGATGCACCCAGCCCGTTCCAAGATCTGGTCGTGCCGGCGGATGCAGTCCTGGCTCAGCTTTGCCAGCTGGTCGTCCATCGAGACAGACAGGGGGCCGGGGCCGAACTCCGCCTGCAGGGCGCGCTCGGCGGCGCGCAGATGCTGCACGGTGTCGGCGTCGATCCGGTCCAATGCCTGGGCGACGGTATAGCCTTCATCCTTCAGCCAGTCGTGACGGTTCAGGACAAGGGCCACCGTCAGCGCTTCGCCCGTGGACATTGGGCCGGGCGTGCCAGTAGCGCGGGCAACCTTGCTCAGGTCGATGATGCGGGAGAGATTCATGCTCGGCCCTCCACATCGTTCGCGCGGGCGTTCCAGCGTTCAAGGCGTTGCCCGTCCGCGCGGCGGATAGCCTCGCAGATGGCCTCATCAATGGTCGCGGCGAGGATCCACTCGCTGCCGTAGTAGCCCCAGCCCATTCGCCAGGTGCCCAAGGGGAAGCGCTCGCCCGTGCTGACGCAGTCCGCTATCTGCCACTCGATCTTCACGATGAAAGGAGTGGGACAGTACCGGAGCAGGTGTGCGGCCACCTCTTCCCTGAACATGGTCTCGGCGTGGCGCCGGCCCAGCTCGTTCTTGGTATCGAGGAACGCGCGCTCGAAGGACTGCAATGCCGCCTTGAACTCAGGCCACTGACGGAAGATCGGTTGACACGCCCCATCGGTGCTTGCCAGTTCGGTTTCGATGAACTCCGCGAAGGGGCCTGCCGGCGACTCGGTGTCAGCCGCCATCCCCACCAGGTGTAGGATCTCGCCGATCCTTACGCCGGCTTCATACATGCGATCCAGCAGTTCCACGCGGTTCTGAACGGTTGCAGTGGTCATGCGCAACCTCCTACGCGAACCGCCATCGGCCGCCTGCGCCGGGTGATCGTGGCCTGCCCGACAGCCAAACCCGTGTGCTTGATCGCCGGGGTGCGGGTCATCCACAGGTAAAGCCCGATGGCACCGCCGGCGGCGGGTGCCAGGGAGATAAGCAGCAGGTTAACCATGGGCCACCTCCTGGGCTGCAGCGGCGATGGCTTCCAGTGCGGCCGGCGTGGCTGCCCTGGGCAGCATGTTGGCCAGGTGGTAGGGGAACGGCATGCCGAACACCAGGCTGGCTAGCTCGTGCCCGAGAGCCCGCGCACAGGCCTCCACGTCCCGTGGCCCCTCTACCTGCACCCAACCCACACGCACGCGGCTGCGGCGCTCCCAGCGGCGCACCACGGCCCAGCCACGGCCCATGGCGAGCTCGGCGACGATCACCACCTGGTCGTGGGTCACGATCATGCTGACCGACGCCTGCGGTGGGGTTTCGCGTGTTTTCATGGGTGCCGTGGTAGCCTCCCTGCCGGGTCCGGTGGCCGGTACCGGCGAAGGTGTAACGGTGTGGGGAACATTCCCGCTCATCTGTTGCATGGCTCTCTTCTCCTGAGCTTCGTTGGAAGGCCCTTGGGGTGGTGTTGGCGCACCGCCCGCCGGACCCGCTTTTTTTTGGCGCTCGCGCGCCGGTTGGGTCAGGTGTTCAGGCTTCGAACACCCAACATTTCACGGTCGCCGACTTGCTGACGTCGCCGTCGCGCAACTTGCTGTTCACCGAGATGCTTGCGTCGATGAGCTTGTGGCGGCGCGAGTTGCGCAGCAGGTGGCGCATTTCGTTGATGTCGGCCAGCCGCTGCGAGAACAGCGCGGCCTTGGCGTAGAACTCATTGAGGTTGATCGCGATACGGGAGGTGTCGCGCGAGTGGTTGACCCTGCGCTCCGAGCCCAGGCCCTCCAGGTACTCGAACACTTCCCAAAACTGGGTCACGTCGGGGTGGTCTGCACTGATCGCCTGCTGGCGTTCCTGGGCCATGTCTGCCAGCGCAGCCTGCGTCTTGTCCCGCAGCTCCTTCGGTAGATCGATGACGACGGCCAGGCAATCCACCAATGCCATCATCTGCGCGTGGTTCTTGATGACGCGCTCGATGCGGATTTCCTTTCGCTCGCGCAGCGCCGCTTCCCAGAACCGGACGCGCTTGGCGAACGTCTCCAGCACCTGGCTTTCGGCCTTGATGGCTTTGACCAGGAAGTGGCTCAGCTGCTCCACCTGCAGCTGGTTGAGGTTGTCGGCCGCGATGCGGCTCTCGGTGGAGACAACCGGCCGCTTGAAATGCAGTTTGACGATACGGGTCAGGATGGCTTCGCTGGCGTCAACCGCGGCGTTCTGGGAGATAACGATGGTGCCCCGGAACGGCGGCTCGTATGTATCGTTGCCGCCGTTGCGCACGCCGCGCGTGGCGAGCGTGCCACCGCCGAATCCCTGGCCGTCGCTGTAGACCTTGACCGGCAGAACGTACTCGCGAGTCACAGGGTCGAAGGAATGGGCGGTTGTGGTGTTGAGGGTCATGGCGGGCTCAGTAGGCGATGAAGTAGCGCATGCGAATGCCGGCCGGCAGGTTGGCTGTGCCGCCGGTCGACTTCACGGTGATGGCGTGGGTGTGGCTCCCTGCGGAGGCGACGGAGATGGAGTGGCTGTGGACACCGCCGGCCGCCACGGACACGGTGTGGTTATGCCCGCCGCCGGCCACGACGGAGACGCTATGCGTGTGGTCGGCCGCATTGGCAACGGAGATGGTATGGCTGTGGCCGCCGGCGCCGCTCACGACCACGCTATGAGCATGGGCACCAGCCCCCGCGGTGGTGAGGCTGTGCGCGTGGTCGCCAGCACTTGACGTGGCGATCTCATAGCCGGACGAAAGGGGCGAACCGTTGGCATTGCCGGAATACCGGATGTTGTAGCCGAGATTCGACTTGTACGGATCATTCACAAGCCACGGCGACGTGTTGTGCGCGTGAGCGCCAGCCGCCGACGTGCTGCCGGTGTGGGAGTGCGCGCCAATCTGATCGGTCCACGACGAGTGCGTGTGATCGGCAACCGCCGCCGCTGACGCGCCGTGGCCGTGGGCACCGGCTGCGCCCGTGCTTGCGGTGTGCGTGTGGCTCCCACCATCGCCAGAGCTCGCCGTGTGGCTGTGGCCCCCAGCATCGCCAGAGCTGGCCGTGTGGCCGTGGTCGCCCGCAGCTGTGGATTCGCCGACGTGGGCGTGCGCAATCACGCTACCAGTGGTTGCCTGGCCGACCTTGGCAACGTCATCGGTGTGGACGGGCACCGTGTCCGCGACGATGTTGGGCAGGTTGAAAGTCGAGCTGCCGTTGCCGCCGCCGTAGCGCGTGCCAATGGCATTGAACAGTGCCGGGTACTGGGTGCGGCTGACTTCCCGGCCGTCACACGGCAGCAGGCCGGCCGGGGTGTTGATGTTGGCCATCAGCACCACTTGGCCCGGCATGAAGTAGGTGCCAGGGCGGTTGGTCAGGTTCGCCCAATCCAGATAGAAGTCCCCGTGCTTGCCGTCGAGCGTGTCGGCGTCCAGCCCATTGCCGTGGCCAGTATCCAGAAGCGCAGCGCCCTTGATGCCGAGCAGTTCGCGGAAAACCGCCTCGGTGGCGGTGGCGATGAGCTTCTTTGCCAAAGCAGTGGGGGCACCATTGCCCAGGCGTGCGTTCAGCGCGTACAGCAGCGCGGCCGACGTCACCGCGCGCTTATCGTCCTTGCCTTCGGCAACTTCCAGATTGGTGGCCAGCTCCACGACACCCTGCACCTCGGTGGTTGCCGGCGGGTTCAGAAACTCCGTGCTGCCGAACGTGATGGCCGCCGCATCGATGTCGGACAGCATCATGTCCGCTGCCAGAAGCATCATTGCCTGCGGCGACTTCTCCAGGATCACTTCGGGCTGTGATGAAACACAGAGCAACGTCCCGGTGTCCAGGTAAAGGCCGATACCGCGCAGTGAGTATTTATCCGTGCTGTCGTCGCGGATGCTGACGTGGATCACGTCAGCGGCAACGGCTGAACCGCCGAAGGTCGTCAGCCGCTTACGTTCGCCCGGCAGAGTGAGATAGCCGCCCTCCGGGTCAGGAACGAATGCCTGTTCGGTGACGCCGATCTGAGTCACTAGTACCGCATTGGTGCCGGTGTTCTGCGCATTGATGATCGCGGCACGACCTTCGGGGGTGAATACCAAACGCATCAGGTCATTCCTCAGTGGTCATTGTCATGCGCCGGTACACCGCCGGTCGGATCGCGCCGGCTAGGCCGATCTCGCCGGCGAACTCAGCGCCTTGGGTGAAGGTGAAGTGGGAGCGCACCGGTTTCGTGCGGTTGACCTCGGCAATGACGTCCTCAACGTACTTTGCCGACGCCTCCACGCCGGGGCGGCCGGAAAGAATCAGCAGCAGCTCAAAGCTGTGCGGTAGGCCCGGCGGCGATGTCTCCCACCATTCGCGGATGACCACGCTGCCGCCGAAGGACTCGATCACGTCGCGGACGCTGCCCACGGTGCCCTTGTGGCGCTGGATGTCGATCGCGCTGGCGATGCGCTGGCGCTTGATCCGCAGCGGCCAGTTGCTATCCCACGTATCGAGCGACAGTTCCCACGCGAGCCAAGGCAGGAACTTCTCGGGGCACCGATAGGGATCCTTCAGCAGCGCGTGCAGCATCTCCATGCGCAGAACCAGCGCTTCGGCTGCCTCCACCGCGCGCTCCAGTGGTGTGGCATTGGGCGGAAGGAGGGACGGCACGCTACTCATCGGTGCCGGCGTGGTTGATGGTCACGGATTCGCAGTAGGCGGCGTGGGTGCGATCAACCACGATGTCGCTTTCCGGGGAGCGCAGCACCACGCGCTGCACGCCCTCGGCGTGCAGCTGGGCGTAAATGGCCGAGCGAGGGACGTCACGGCCCAGGCGGTGGGATTCAGCCTGGTAGGCAGCCAGACGGCGGCGTGCTTCAGCGATGACAACCTGCGCATCGGGACCGTCGAAGGTGTACAGGTCGGCGTCTACCGCGTAGGAAGCGATCTGCGCCGATTGAACGACCACCAGGTCGGTGAGTGGGCGCACGTCCTCGCTGGTCAGTGCGGCGTCCACGGCGGCTACAACCTCCGGCGTGGCCGCTCCGTTGCCCTCGCGGCTCAGGACCGAGACAACGACCGTGCCTGGCCAGGTCGCTTCCTCCAGCGCGGTGGTCATCTCTTGCACCAACGCCTCGCCGGCGCTGTGGCGCGCGAGGATCTGCAGCACCAGGTCTTTGATGTCGTCCGGCTCGGGGCTCTGCGCGCTTGCATCCAGCACGCGGGAATCCGCGCCGAGCGTGTGGAAGATGTACGCACCCTCTGGCCCGGCAACCGATAGCCCTTCGGGTGAGAGCTGGATCCGTCTGCGGAACGCGGCGTCGCCTTCGTAGACGTCGGCGGTGGCCTTGTCAGGGTCACCCTTCTCCAGCAGCTGGCGCGCCACACCGAAGGGCACGGCGAAGTTGTCCAGGTCCGCGCCTTCGGCGGTGGCCAGGAACAAGCCCTTGGCGCGCTGGTTGAACTGGGCGCGCAGCACCAGTTCGTTGTACGCGCCATTCTGCAGCAGCTTGTAGATGGGCTCCGACTCCACCACCGCGTCAAACTCCGGCATCAGCTGCTGGAAGGTGGCGAGGCGTTCGCGCAGGATCTCCTCGAAAGTGCGCTGCTCGAACACGTCCGGCAGTGGGATCTTGGACAGGTCAACGGCGGTGAAGGTGGACATCGGAGAGCCGGCATTGGGTTGCAATCAGGCTCTCATCGCGCGCGCGTGAGCCGCGCCTTCGCAGGATGTAGTTGAGCCCGTTACAGCACGGCGCGCGACAGGTGATCAAGGATCAGATCGCGGATGAGCTGCTGATCGGCATCCGTGAAGCCGAGCAACTGCCGGCGCGCATACGTGACACGCGGACCCCCGCGGCTAACCGCATCCGCGCGGCCCTCCTGGTGAACGGTGGCGATGCGCGAGACACGGCCGACAAAGCCGACAGCAACGTCGTTCGGCGTGGCGCGGATCCGCAGGTGCTTGGCCTGGCGGATCTTTGCGAACATTGCTCGGCGCTTGATCGCGCCCTTCTTCGTACGCTTGGGATCTGCGGGGCGGCGCGGTGCGAAGGGGCTGCCATCCGGGTTCTGCTGGGACGCGATGCGCTTCTGCTGGCTGCGGCGCAGGCCTGCGCCCACGGCCCGGGCCAGGCGCGAGCGCTGGGCCGGCTGGAGGCTGCGCAACAGCGGGCCGACCCAATCCTCCAGCTTCTGCAGGTCATCAGTCATTGGCGAGCGGCGGCAGGTTTGCGATCGTGCCGACGGGGCCTACAACGAGGCCTCCCCGGAAGGTGTCAGCGTGGCCGCTGTCTGTAGGCGGTTCCTTGGGGTAGGTGAGCTGGAAGAAGCCTTCCTCGTCGCGCCGAACCGCGATCCGCTCGGAGAGCTGCAGCTTCAGCTCGATGTCCACCAGATCGCTGGCCAGGACTTCTACGGAAAATGCGATCTGTCCGCGCGTGGAAGGATGGGCTAGCAGTTCGGGCTGGTGGCGTGTCACCCACTGCAGCAACGGAACCATGATCGCTTCCGGTGTCCCTGCGAAGTCGGTGACGATCATCGTCAGCTCGTACTGGTACTGGTACGACAGGCCCGGCACGTTGGAGCTGACCAAATGGCCGTTCTCCACGAACAGCAGCAGGCGGTCGGGATAGGCCTGCAGCAGTGGGCAGGCGACGAGCATGTGCGCGCGAAGGTCGCTTGGCTTCTTCATGGGTCGCTGGTTACCTTGTCGCCTTGGGCGGCCTGCAGCTCGCGCACGTAGGCCTGCAGCCCGATCAGCTGCTCGGCGTTGGCGTGGCAGGCGGTGTAGTTGTTGACGACGGTGTCGGCGACGGTAGAGAGCGCAACGCCTGGGGCGGGCGCATCAGGATCTGTGGGGGCTCCGTCCAGACTGGCGCCTTCGGCAGCGGCGTCGTGGACGCGCACGAAACCAGCAGTAACAGGGCAGGAAGCATCAGCTTGCGCAGTGACATAGACAGGCACCTCTTTGATGATGGTCGCGCCGCGCTCGCGCACGACCTGAACACGGTCAACGTACTCAGTGATGACCTTGGCTTCAGAGCGGGCAAGGTCCAGGCGGGCCTTGATGGTTCGCAGGAGGGATGCAGATGCGGCCAGATCCGCGCGGGCCTCAGCCAAGGCGGACTGTGCGCGGTTGATGCGCTGCTGCTGGCATGTGGCCAGCGCGGCAACGATCAGGATCAGGACCAGTAGGACAATGGCGCGGTTCAGCATCAGGCAGCCTCCAGAACCTGCAGGGCGCGGCGCGTGCGGGCAGTGCGGTCATCCATGCCGTTCGGTCGGGCGCGCGACTTCGCGTTGCCCAGGTTGATGATCCGGCTGATCGACAGCACGTCACGCGCATCCGCGTAACCGTTGAGGCCCTTGTCGGCCCAGAACGCTGCAGCAGCCATCGCGCCATGCTCGGGCTCGATCAACAGGGACGGTTGCAGCTCGAACGGCTGGCCGACCAGCTCGCCCATACGGCGGTAGTTGCCACGGCCGGTGTGCTGCATTGGGCCACGGCCCCTGTACAGGTAGCCGTCGCCGCTGGCCTCACTGCCGTTGCCATTGCGACTGGCATAGACCCGGTTGCCCAGCTTCATCGGCTGGTGGACGTAGGCCGCTGCTTCGGTTGGGGCGATCCGCGTGCCGAATACCTCCAGCAGGCGGTCGCGGCTGTAGCTCAGCGATTCTTCCACGCGCGACAGGGCCAGGCTTTCATGCCCGACCTGGGCGAGGAAGTGCGCGATCCGCACGCGGCTGGTGATGCCGAATCGTGCCAGGGCAGCGTTGAACGGCCCGACCCAGCGTTGGGCGCGGGTGGTCGGGCATTGCATGATCTGGGAGAGCTGGAGGGTAGTCAGTTGCACGTCATCGGCTCCCGAACAGATGGGCGACGTTGCCGCGCGAGCGGTACACCGCCACCAGCAGGACGACCAGCAGGATCAGGTTCCAGCCGGTCACGGTTGCACGCGCGCCCTGCAGCATGATCTGCAGCGCCTGGCCGCCTGTGGCAGCCACCAGCAGCCACGCGCACCAGGCGATGCCCGGACGGTGCCGGGCCAGTGAATGCGGGCGATACAACAGCAGCCGGGCGCAGATGGCGACACAGCACAGAAGGGTGGCCGCGCTCAGAAGCTCATTCATCGGTTTCACCTTGACGGATCTTGGCCTTGGTCGGGTCTTCCGTGCGGCTGCGCTCGATCAGGCTCAGCGTCAGGGTGACGATCACCGCTGCGCAGATGAACGCGGCCAGTCCACTGGACGTGACGTCGAAGCGGCGCATCACCTCGGTGCCGCCCATGTAGCCGGCCACCACGCTGATTGCCAGGTAGATCAGTCGCTTCCAGATCGGCAGGTCTTTTGCCGACACGACAAAGAGCGTGGCACCGGCAAATGCACCAATGAACGCATCGGATTCAATGCCCGGCAGCAGCGAAGCGAGGCCAACACCGGTGGCCAATGCCAGCATGCCGCCGGTGGAAGTGGGTTCGGTCATCATCAGTTCCAAAGCTGGAAAAGGGGACGCATCTCTGCGCGGTTCGTTTGTGTGGTCAGGTCGGGCAACTCGACCACGGTGCCGGTGGGCAGGACTGGGCCGTGCAGACTGATGCCGTAGTTCAGTTCGAGCACCTGTTCGACAACGCCGACCGTCCGGCCCAGGTGGCGGTGGCAAAGCGCGTCGATGGTGTCGCCCTGGAGGGATCGCACGCGCATCAGATCAGCTCGGCTGTAACGCGCCGGGTGCCGAGAATGTCGGCCACGGCATACCGCAGATCACGGCGCACCTCATCGATGGTCGGCGTCAGGTCGTCGGCGCGCTGGTTGCCCTGGGCGGTGGCGTCGTAAGAGCGGTAGCGTTCGTGCAGCTCGACGGCGGTAGCGGAGTAGACCGCGCGAAGGTAGAGCAGTTCGTGCTTGGTCTTCCCATCCACGGGCATGGACGGGACTGCGGCCAGCGTGGAGATGCCCGCAGCGATGTGGCCAAGCGCCCAGCTCTCCAGCTCGGTGTTCACGTCGATCACCGCCTGCACCGCTGCCGCACGCAGGCGCTCGGCGGGGACGTCGCCAGGGATGCGTACTGCAGCGCGTAGAGCTGCCAGCTCGACCTGCGGCCAGAAAGTGCCCGATACGATGGGCGGCTCGGGCTTCACTGGGGAAGCATTGGCGACAAAACCACTCATGGCACCTGCTCGAATAAATCGCCGGTGGTCGGGGCTTCACTGCAACGGGAGAGAGGACGTTGCAGATCCGCCCCGAGCCGGCGGGGTCGCGGGGACGCTCGGTTAACGGTCAGCTGTTGGCGCTGTCCGTGTATTTCTTCAGGCGGCTCTCAGCCTTGCCCAGGTCGGTCTTGCCGCCGCAGCCGTCGTGCAGCTGGATGGCCCGGCGCAGCGCCTCCACGGCCGTGGTGGTCAGCTCGATGGCGTCGTGTGGGGGCTCACCACCGGCGGCGGCTTCGGCCTCGGCAAGGTCATGCATGATCCAGCGAGCGCGCGACAGCAGCAGCTTGGCACGTACCTGGTCGGGCATATCCTGGTCATCGGTCAGCGCGCAGGCCTGCTGCAGGATCGATGCGTCGAACTCGGCACCGCTGCGCAGTGCATTGAGGGCCGCATCGGCCACTTCCTCGGCCACCACGGTGCCCGTGGTGCGCTCGAAGCGATCCGGCATGGGCAGGTTGTGGCGCAGCACGTACTCGGCCAGGCGCATGGCTTCGACGTAGCTGCCGGCATCGATGTGCCAGAGCATTGCCGTGGTAACCACTTCGTCGGCCGCGCCGTTGCCTTCGGCCAGCACGCCGTCCAGGTACGGGCCGTAGGCCGGCAGCAGCTCGGCCTTGAGCTGGCATTTGGCGGTGGTGGACTGGATGTTCTTCAGGCGGGCGCGGTCGCTGGCCAGCTGCAACAGCATCTGCTCGTAGATGCCCGTGCCGGGCATCAGCTGGTGGCCTGCCGCCTTACTGGCGGCTTTCGCCGCCAGCTGGCGCTGCAGGTGCCGCTTTGCGGGGCTGTCTGCCATTGTCTCAGTCCTCGACCTTGATGTTCTCGATCAGGCAGCCCATGCCGTAGTCCTCCACGACGTAGGCATCGTTGGACGATTCGAAGTTCGCCACCCGGTTCTTCGCCGGCTGCTCCTGAATGAAGCGGCGGCGACCGCCGATCTGCCAGTACAGCGACAGGTTGCGCAGGCTGGTGATCAGGATCGCGTTGTTGGGCATGAACGGCACGTCCGCCGGGGCCAGGCCGCCCATGCGCTTGGTGCCCAGCACCAGGTCAGCGGCGAGCTGCTCGGTGGGCGCGTTGTTCTGGTTGATGATCGGGAAGTACTTGTCGTGGAGAAGGCCACGGCCCAGGATCACGACCAGCCCCGGATCCTTGGCGTGCCACGGCTCGATGAGGTTGGCAACGGCATCCATCACCAGTGCGTCCAGGTTCGCGTAGTCGCCATCGGCACCGCCCACCTTGACGATCCCATCCGTCTTGCCGCCAGTCATCACACGCTCGGGCGCGTTGTCGCGGTACTGCTGCAGCCAGCCCTTGTTGACGTCCTGCAGCAGCGGGTTGGTGGTCCGGTTGCTGGTGGCGGCAGCATGGGTGCCGTTGAAACCGATCATGATGCGGTCCAGCGCCTGGCGTTCGAGGATTGCATTGCGGATCAGCTGCTGGAAGTTCTTGTGCCGCGCCCAGGCGTCGATCCGGGCGTAGCTCAGCGCCGTATCGAAGTCCGTCTGGTAGCAGCGGTACTCGTTGTCGTCCAGGATCGTGGGGTCGCTCGGCTGGCGCTCGGCTTGGCCGGTGGTGTCGGTGCGGCCTGCGATGGTGCTGCCGATGCCGATGCCAACTTTCTGGCCCTGCATGTCGTTGACCGGCACCATGTTGATGGACCGCAGGAATGCACTGGATTCCTGCATCTTGCCTTCCAAGGTCTGCTGAACCTCCGGCGAGACGGTGAAGATCTTGGATGGGTCGGTCACACCGTTGAGCTGCGCCAGGCGCAGGGTGTACTGATCAAACAGCGGGCGGGTTTCGGTACGCATCAGTTGCTCCTGAATCTTGAAATTGGGGGCGCTGGGATCAGCAATCGGTGGCTTCGTCGTCGCCCGGGCCAGCAACGACCGGGCGCTTGGTGAAGCCCTGCGGCGTCTCGGACAGGGTCTTGGTGATGCTGGCCAGCTGGGCGGCGAACTGCTGCTGTCGGCCATTGCTCAGGTCCAGCTGGCGCTTCAGGCTGTCGATGTGCTCATCCTGCTGTTCGACGGCTTCGAGCAGCGCGTTGCAGAACGCGGCGACATCCGGGGTTTCGTCGGTCTGCGGTTCCGGGCTCTGCTTGGGCTTGATGCCGAACGTGGCCAGGATCTTGGCCATCTGGGACTGACGCGGGGCCGGCGGCTCGACTTCTTCGAACTCGATGGTGGTTTCGGCGGCGGCGGTGAACAGGTTCTCCGGCAGCTGCTTGCGGCTGGCCAGCGGGTTGCTGTCCGGGTGCTGCGCAGCGAACGCCAGCATTTCGGTGCCCAGGCTGGCGGGCGAGTCGGTGACGGCCAGGCCGTACAGATACGCTTTGCCCGAGTCGGCGAACTTCGGCGCGATCTCAATGCTGGTGAACAGCTTCTGCTTCTGAACGTTGACCATCTCCACCAGTTCGTCGGTGGGCTGGATCTGCGCGAACAGTGCCAGCCTCTTGCCGCCGTTGAGATCGACTTCCTCGGCCTTCAGGCTGGTGATGTCGCCATACGCACGGAAGGGGCTGTCCGGCAGGATGCCGCGGATGTGCTCGATCCAGATGCGGGCACCGTAGACGGTCGGATCGTAGGTGGCCGCCATCTCCTCGATGTCCTTGCGCTCGATGGCGCGGCCATCGCACGTCGCGCCTTCGACAGCGACGCGGAAGAACTTCGAACGGAACTTTTTCACTTTCTTGGCAGCCATCTTGCCCTCTGCATGTGTCAACGGCATCGGAATTGATGCGATGACCCATGGTCGGTTGGGGGCAAAACAGCGGCAACGACGTCAGGGTGTAATCACGACGATTACAACGGTCTTGACTGCCCTACGCGCGAGGCGAGCGGCAACCTTGATCCAGTGAGTATTGTTGCCGATCAACTGCAGATGGATCCCCGCCGACAGGCCATGTTCCTGTACTGGATGGGCTGGCGTGTGTGCGAGATCGCCGAAGCCATTGGCGAGAAAGAGCGCACGATCCACAGTTGGAAGTCACGCGACGAATGGGACCGCGCCGACAACGTTGCACGAATTGGTGGCGCGTTGGAAGCCCGCTTGGTGATCTTGATTCACAAGGACAAGAAGACGCCCGGCGACTTCAAGGAAATTGACCTGCTCCACCGCCAGCTTGAGCGGCAGGCTCGCATCCAGCGCTACCAGGGCGGCGGAACCGAAACCGAGCTGAATCCCGAGCTTGCTAAGCGCAACGCCGCGCCGAAGAAGCGGCAGCCAAAGAATAGCTTCACGGATGAGGAAGTCGAACGGCTGCAGGAGGCCTTCCTCGATGGCTGCTTTGACTACCAGCGCGACTGGTTCAAGGCCGGAAACGAACGCACGCGCATCATCCTGAAGTCGCGCCAGATCGGCGCGACCTACTATTTCGCGCGTGAGGCGCTGATCGATGCCCTGACTTCGGGGCGTAACCAGATCTTCCTAAGCGCATCAAAGAGCCAGGCGCACATCTTCCTCGGCTACATGCGTGCGTTCGTGCGGGAGGTACTGGACCGTGATCTATCAGGCGATCCCGTCACGCTCGGTAACGGTGCAGAGCTGTTCTTCCTCGGGACCAATGCGCGCACGGCGCAGGGCTACCACGGCAACTTCTACTTCGATGAGTTCTTCTGGACGTATGGCTTCAACCAGCTGAACAAGGTGGCCAGCGGTATGGCCATGCACAAGAAGTGGAGGAAGACCTACTTCAGCACGCCGTCCACGATGGCACATGAGGCCTACGACTTCTGGACCGGCGAGCGCTTCAACAAGGGCCGGCCGACCGCCCAGCACCTGAACATCGATGTGAGCCATGGCCGGTTGTTTGGCGGGCGGCGATGTGAGGACGCCATCTGGCGGCAGATCGTCACCGTGCTGGATGCGGCGGGGGGCGGGTGTGATCTGTTCGACATCGAGGAGCTACGGCGCGACTACAGCGCAGAAGAGTTCGCCAACCTGCTGATGTGTCAGTTCGTTGACGACAGCGCCAGCGTTTTTCCCCTGACGCTGCTGCAGACGTGCCAGGTAGATAGCTGGGTTGAATGGGATGGCGAGTACAAGCCCTTCGCCTTGCGGCCTTATGGTGACCGTGCGGTCTGGATCGGCTATGACCCGGCGGAGACTGGCGACAGCGCCGGCATCGTCGTGGTGGCACCACCGAGCGCTCCCGGCGGGAAGTTCCGCGTGCTGGAACGGCACCAGTTCAAGGGCATGGATTTCGCTGACCAGGCCGACTTCATCCACAAGATAGCGCAGCGCTACTGGGTGACGTATATCGGCGTAGACACCACGGGCATGGGCACCGGTGTCGCGCAGCTGGTGAAGCAATTCTTCCCTGGCGTAACCACGTTCAGCTACTCGCCGGAAGTGAAGTCGCGCCTGGTGCTCAAAGCCTATGACGTCATCAAGAACGGACGCTTGGAGTACGACTCCGGTTGGACCGACCTCACGCAATCGCTGATGGCCATCCAGAAGACCATCACCAAGAGCGGTCGCCAGATCACCTACACCGCCGGGCGCACACAGGCGACGGGTCATGCGGACCTGGCCTGGGCGCTTCTGCATGCCCTACACAATGAACCGCTGGAAGGCGCTGCGGCTGTCGCCAGCACAATGGAGATCTTCTGATGAACACCGAAGACCAGGCCACGGCGAGTGAGCCGGCGGGCAAGTTTGAGGCCTTCACCTTCGGCGAGCCTACGCCGGTGCTCGAATCGCGTGGGTTGCTCGACTACTTGGAATGCTGGCGCAGCGGCCGGTATTTTGAACCGCCGGTGGACTATCAGGGGCTGGCGCGCACGGTGCAATCGAACCCGTACCTGCAGAGTGGGCTGAAGTTCAAGCGCAACATGCTGCTGCGCACGTTCAAGCCGCATAGGCTGCTGTCGCGCCAGCACTTTGCGCAACTGACGCTGGACTTCCTTACCTTCGGCACGGCCTACGTGGAGCGAGTGAAGGCGATGTCCGGTGCCGCCCATAGCCTGATGGTGCCACTGTCGCTGTACGTGCGCCGGGGAACCACCGAGGGCGAGTTCTTCCAGGTGCGGGCCGGTGGCATCGAGCACGAGTTCAATGCGGGCTCGGTGTTCCAGCTTCGCGAGGCTGACGTTAGCCAAGAAATCTACGGGGTTCCCGAGTGGATGCCCGCAGTGCAATCTGCGCTGCTCAATGAGTCCGCCACGCTGTTCCGCAGGAAGTACTACAACAACGGCTCCCATGCCGGTTTCATCCTGTACCTCACCGATTCGCAGGTGAACAAAGACGACCTGGACAACCTTCGCGAACAGCTGAAGGCGTCGCGTGGCGTTGGCAACTTCCGCAACCTGTTCCTGCACTCGCCCAATGGCAAGAAGGAGGGGATCCAGCTGATTCCAGTCAGCGAGGTGGCGGCAAAGGATGAGTTCACTGGAATCAAGAGCGTGACGCGGGACGACATGCTGGCATCCTTGCGCGTGCCGCCACAGTTGCTGGGCATTGTGCCGCAGAACTCCGGCGGCTTCGGGTCCATCCGCGATGCGGCGATGGTGTGGGCGGCAATGGAACTGGAGCCGCTGCAATCGCTGTTCGAGCCGATCAACGAATGGGTGGGCGAACGGGTGATCAGCTTCGACCCGTTCTCGCTCGCTGCGGTTGCTGCCTGATGGTTGCGTTCACCAACCTGCGGTGCGGCCAGTGTGCGCGGCTGCTGGCCAAGGCCAGCGGCTACAGCGAGCTGCAGATCAAGTGCCCAAGGTGCGGCACGATGAATCACATGAAGGCCCAGAGCCTCCCGACAGATCGCCGCGAGCGACTGACTGAAGGTTCTACCGATGAAAAACGAGTTGTTGCAGGGCGATGCCCTGAAGCTGTTGCCGACCCTGCCGGCCGCGTCGTTCGACGCGCTGATCACTGACCCGCCCTACGCCAGCGGCGGGCTATCCACCACGGATCGCAAGAAGATTCCCTCGGCCAAGTACGTGCAGAGCGGCACCGGCCGCCAGTTCCCTGAGTTTGCTGGGGAGGAACGCGACCAACGCTCGCATCTGCGCTGGATGACGATGTGGCTAGGCGAGTGCAACCGCGTGCTGAAGGAGGGCGCGCCGGTGTGCTTGTTCACGGACTGGCGGCAGCTGCCGCTCACGACCGACGCGATGCAGTGTGCTGGGTTCGTCTGGCGCGGCGTTCTGGTGTGGGACAAGACCGAAGGGGTACGCCCGCAGCTCGGCCGACCGCGCAACCAGGCCGAGTACGTCGTATGGGGGAGCAAGGGGAGCATGCGCGGGGATCGGCGTGCGCCCATCCTGCCTGGCGTGATCCGTGAGCCCATCCGCAAGGCGGACAAGCTGCACATGACCGGAAAGCCCACCGCGCTGATGCGACAGCTGGTCAGGATCTGCGAAGCCGGTGGCCGGATCCTCGACCCGTTCGCCGGTTCCGGCACCACACTGGTGGCCGCGCAGGAGCAGGGCTATGGCTGGACGGGCATCGAGATGACCGACCATTACACCCGCGTCACGCGCGAGCGCCTGCGTGCGCTGTAG